AAGACCTTTTCTTTCTGTACAACAGGTACTTCACAACACCGACGTTCTTGTCGGCCATAACATTAAGTTCGACTTGGTGTGGTTGTGGGAGTCGGGGTTCACATATGACGGTGCTGTCTACGACACGATGCTGGGCGAATACCTTCTATTACGTGGGCAGAAATGGGGCATCAGCCTCGCCGATAGCTGTGACCGGCGTAAGGTTGCACGTAAGAAGGGTGACCTGGTCGAAGAATTCCTGCGTAACGGCACCGGCTTTGACGCGATGCCACGTGATGTGGTCGAAGAATATGGTCTCGCTGACATCATATCCACACGTGAGTTGTACTACGCGCAGCAGGAGTTGTACTCGCGCGATAGCAATGCGCCGATGCGTAAGCATCTAGACTTGATGAACCGGTTTCTAATCGTGCTGGCTCACATTGAGCGCAACGGTATCAAGATTGATTTCAAGAGACTACATGAGGTTCGCGCTGACTACCAGAAGGAGCGTAGCGAGCTTCGTATGGGTATGGAAGACATCTGCCATGCCGTGATGGGTGACCGTATGATTAACTTTGCGTCACCGGAACAGCTTAGTCAGCTTATCTACTCTCGCCGTGTGCTTGACAAGAAGAAGTGGGCGGAGACCTTTAATATAGGGCTGAACGAGAAGGGCAAGCCCCTGCTACGCCCCCGTATGTCTAATGCTGAGTTCGCCCATAAGGTCAAGAGCCTGACCACAAGAGTTCACAAGACTCGCGCAGAGCAGTGTAAGAATTGTCACGGGCGCGGTGAGTTCCGTAAGATTAAGAAAGACGGCACACCGTGGAAGAACACTACCAAGTGTAAGACGTGCGGCGGTGCAGGGTTTGTGCAGGTGCCCCTACCTAAAATCGGCGGACTCACAATGAACCCGTCCAGCATCATGGATGTATCTGCCAGCGGGTTTGCTACTGATAAGACCACGTTGGTCCGTTTGTATAACGCCGCCGTTCACAAGGGCAACGATAACGCTGTCAAGTTTCTTAAGTCGTCTATCCGGCTAAACGCGGTTGAGGTGTATCTGTCCAGCTTTGTTGGCGGCATCCAGCGCAACGTAAAGCAGAACGGAATTCTGCACCCCAAATTCAACCAGTGCGTCACAAGAACGACGCGCTTGTCATCTTCTGACCCGAACTTTCAGAACCAGCCACGCGGCAATACCTTTCCTGTACGTGCAGTGGTGGTGTCACGCTTTGACAACGGGTCCATCCTACAGGCCGACTACAGTCAGCTAGAGTTTCGTGTGGCGGCACAGTTGTGCGGCGATGATAAAATGCTCAACGACATCTTGGAGGGCGTCGATGTTCACAGGTACACAGCGTCTGTCATCTTCGGAAAAGGAGAGGCTGATGTTACAAAAGATGAGAGAACTGCAGCGAAAGCGCACACGTTCAAGCCCCTCTACGGGGGGACGCAAGGAACCCCCAACGAGATGGAATATTACAAAGCGTTTGTTGAAAAGTATCCGGCGCTTGGCAAATGGCATGAAAGCCTTCAGACTGAGGCTGTTACGCATAATTGTGTTAGCCTGTATACGGGTCAGCAATTTGCTTTTCCTGATGTTAAACGCCTTGCTTCTGGCGCTGTCTCCAACGCCCCCGCAATCAAGAATTATCCTGTACAAGGTCTGGCAGGGGGTTGCGTGGTGCCGCTCGCTCTTATTTCGTTGCACGATGAACTTAGAAATCAAGAGTGTAAGTCTATTGTTATCAATACAGTACACGATTCGATAGTCTTGGATGTGTACCCGGGCGAAGAAGAAAAGGTCGCTAAGATTACCTACGATGCTATGACCGGTGTCGATAAGGTATTTGAGAACGTCTACAATATAAAGTGGCGAGTCCCGCTTGATGTAGATGTTGAGATAGGCAAGAACTGGTTGGATATGTCAGATTTTTCGTTTGCATAACAGCTTGACTTGTGTTATAAATTGGACTCTTACTAGAAGGAGTGTGTAATGGATTCATTACCTACCGTCTCAAACACGACAACGTTTGACCAGATTGCTCAGATTATCGGCCAAGATATGCCGTCGAGCAATACCCCGTCGTTGGACATCCTTAAGATTAACCGTGACCATGAGGATGACAACGGCAATTCAATCCCTGCGGGTTCGTTCTTTGTGAACTCACCTAATGGGGCAATCTATGCCAAAACGATGGACTTTCAGCTGTTCATTCAACGCTACCAATATCTGCATTATGATGCAGAGGTGAATGAAATGGTGTCAAAGTCAATCATGGCTAACAACCTGTACCCGCAGACTGAGATTCCTGATACCGTAGGGACTTTCCGCTGTGGGTCTGTACCAGCGAGCCAACGTGATTCGTTGACCGCCGAACAAGCACTGAGGCAGAAGAACATCAAGTGCTTCCGTATGATGTTTGGTAAGGTCACGTTTCACGATGCAGTGAATGCCAAGGGGGAGTCGGTTGAGTTCACAAACTCGCCGGTTCTGTGGCGAGCACGTGGCTCTAATTTCATGCCTATATCCAAGCCATTGGATGCGCTATCTGCACAGAAGAAACCATTTATCTTTTATGATTTGTCAGCATCGTTGACAAAGCAGAAGAACGGTGGTCTCGTATATTATGTTGCAGATTTCGAAGTCGGGAATGGCCCATTGGACTTTGGTGCTGAAGACCAAGAACTGCTTCAATCGTTCGTTGATTATATCGACAGGGAGAACAAGCAGGTCATGAATGAATACGACAAAGCACTAAGGTTGCAGGGCACGGTGGTCGACGTAGAACCACAAGAGGTTACTATGGACGACGCCCTCAACGATGACATACCGGACCTCGCTAGAGCATGAATGTAAAGCATAGCCGCCTTCTTTCGTTCCTTTCTAAGGCGGCTCGTGAGGGGGTAGAAATGCCCCCTCACATCCTTGATGAATTTGCAGAAGCCGCTCGTAACGCATTAGAAAAACACTTTGTCAAAGAAGACAGAGAATTTTCTTTACGAATGAGCAATATAGGCAGACCATCTTGTCAGTTACATATGCAAGCGAAAGGTGTAGAGGCAGAACCTAAAACATACGACTTTAAGATGCGTATGATTATGGGAGATGTTATGGAAGCCGCTTTGATGGCACTTATCGAAGCTGCGGGTATAGAAATTAAGTCTAAGCACGGCAAAGTTAGTTATGACATTGATGGCACAACCATTAATGGTGAATACGATATCGAATTAGATGATGGCATTTACGATATAAAGACTGCGTCACCGTTTGCTTTCGAACACAAGTTCAACGCGGACAATGCTTTTGAAAGAATTAAGTCCAGTGATTCGTTTGGATACATAGCACAGGGCTTAGGGTATGGCATGGCGGCGGGTAAGCCGTTTAAAGGTTGGATTGCACTAAACAAGTCAACTGGCGAAATTGCCTTCGCAGATGCTGTAAATACTGACGACGAGAAGGAGGAAGTCAATGCGAAGATACGTAAGTCCATTGTGGCCACTGATGTATCGAAACCGTTTCAACGACAATTTTCTGACATTCCCGAAGTCTTTTATAAGAAGGAGACTGGGAATCGAACCTTGGGAGTGGAGTGCTCGTGGTGCGACTACAAGCACGAATGCTGGGCAAACTTGGAATTCAAGCGACAACTCCCAAGTAAGGGGAAAAACCCCAAGTTCGTCTGGTACACCTATATCACAGACGAATGGCGTGAACGTGAGGCTAGCGATAACGTATGAGGCAGCACTTAACGAATCGTCAACGAAGTACATCCAAGTCACCGCAGAAGAAGCGGCAGAGTTCATCGAAGAGCTTAACGAAGGTGCGCCGTTCGCGTGCCTCTGGTCGCAAGGCAAAACCTTCGTCTTCCCAACGGGTAAAATCTACGGAGTCCTCGTCGAAGAAGCGGATGTCCCCGAGGTCAGCGAAAGCCAAGGGCCGGAAGCTGCAACAGTGGGTAGTTGAACAGCTTCTGAGCGTCTTCAAGGGGCTTACGTCACTAGACGTGAGGTCCACCCCGATGGGGGTCAATGGCGTCGATGTACAGTTGTCTACGGCCGCTTTTACAAGGTTCTCATATGATATAGAATGTAAGAACACTGAGCGGATGACAACATTATATAATTACTATGAGCAAGCCACCGGACATGAGTCTGGTGGCGAGCCTTTATTGGTCATAAAAATGAACCATAAGAAGCCTCTTGCTGTAGTAGATGCAGAGCATTTCATAAGGATGATATCATGCAAGACGAAGTAAAACTTAATCCTGGAGACTCTGCTGTTATTATTCGCCATGAGAAAGGCGAAGATAAGGGCTTTGAAATAGAGATTTATCATCGTCCCGATGATGAACTAGACGAGGAAGATGTGATGTTTTACGCGCTTCTGACTCGTGGTATGGCGTTCCACGCAACACAGGATATGGATGCTGTGTTGGATATGGGACGTGAAAGCTTTGGAGATAACGAACTTGTAATCACACAACACTAAGGAGACTATGATGAAGTTCATTCATAGCAGTTGGCATCTGCTGATGGATTCTAAACATAATCCATTGAGCAAGATACCGGATGTGAATACACGGCATCTAATCATGCAAGTATTGGCTTGGATGTGGTGTATCATATTTTCCATGTACATGGGGTCTATCTTTGTATTTGGAGTCAGCGCACTTGTTCACGCAATCCTGATAGCAGGGATTTTTATTACTGTCGCTGTGTTCGAAACCGCCAACAGGCGTCCACAATACTTTGGTGGACTAGGTCGTGGCAATGGTGGGGAGCATGACTGATGCGACTGAACAAGTGGTTGACTTTTTGGATGGAGAAAGACCCCGCCAAAGACCCTATGATGGACAATGTAATCAGAGCAGTCTGTTTACTTGTTCTTGGATGGATTGCATATCACGCCGTCATCGGCATAGTAGAAAGGATGGCCTACAATGGCTAAGGACATAAAATACGTAATTAGGGCTAACACTGACGAAGAGCTGCAGGAGAAGATTGAGAACTACAAACAAGCCTATCCACCGCTTGGGTATGACACTCGTATCCTGTCTAAGGCACGAGAAGACAGCGGCGTGTATGTAGCCACAATGTCTCGGCTTAGCTCCTGTGACTAATATGCAAGAACGACATGAAACATATATGAGGCGCCGCATGAAAGAAGATGCAGTGAACAGCCCATCTCATTACAACACCAGTGGCATAGAGTGCTTGGATGCTATCCAAGCCGCCACTGGCGATGGCTATCAATATTACCTACAGGGTAATATTATTAAATACTTGTGGCGGTATCGTTACAAGGGCAAGCCCGTTGAGGACTTGCAGAAAGCGCGGTTCTATTTGGACCGTTTAATTTTGGTACTAGAAAATGAGCAGGACAAAAATACGAGCTAATATCACAATTGCCGCTAGAATAGATTTAGAAGAATTTAGCGTTGACATTGACGAAGTCTCAGATATCGTTGAAGATTATGTAGAAGACTTGTTGTATGATATTGAAGGTATTGAACCTGTTAGGATAACAGTGAGGACAAACGAATGAAGGGCAGAATATTAGACGCATTACAGGCACACGCAGAAGGCAATGTAGAATTACATCTAGCAAATATTGAGGTGTACTTAGATAATCCTGCAGGTATCGGGGAGCACTCTGATATCCTAGAAGCCATACAAGCAGAAATGGATAAGATAGCTGTTCATCAGGACCGTCTTGATATTATTAAGAAATATTTGGAGGTATGATGAGCAACGTCACCCTACCAACTTATTATCAACAATTTATTCACAAGTCTCGTTATGCACGGTGGTTAGAAGATGAAGGTCGCCGTGAAGAGTGGCATGAGACTGTTAATCGTTATATGACGTACATGAATAATCATCTTGCGGAGAAGCACAACTACGTTATTCCACGAGATGTGTATGAAGATGTCCGCGCAGCTATCCTGCACTCCGAAGTTATGCCGTCTATGCGAGCTATGATGACATCTGGCAAGGCGCTGGAGCGTGACAATACAGCGGGCTATAACTGCTCTTATTTGCCCGTGGACGACCCTAAGGCTTTTGACGAGGCTATGTACATCTTGATGTGCGGGACCGGTGTAGGCTTCTCTGTGGAGCGGCAATACATAAATAAATTGCCAGAGGTACCCGAACTGATGTTCGACGCCGAAGAAGTCATCGTGGTGCGCGATAGCAAAGAAGGATGGGCGAAAGCATTCCGTAAATTGCTTGCATTGCTGTGGACAGGCGAAGTGCCGAAGTGGGATATGAGCAAAGTTCGTCCTGCTGGTTCGGCACTGAAGACCTTTGGTGGTCGTGCTAGTGGTCCCGGGCCGCTGGAAGAATTGTTCCGGTTCACAGTCGATACATTTAAGAAGGCAGCTGGCCGTAGTCTGACGAGCCTAGAGTGCCATGACATCATGTGCAAAGTGGGTGAGGTTGTTGTATCAGGCGGTGTACGTCGCTCTGCCATGATTAGCTTGTCAAATCTGTCTGATGACCGGATGCGTCATGCAAAAGTAGGTGCATTCTGGGACACTGACCCACAGCGTCAGATGGCAAACAACTCTGTAGCGTACACAGATAAGCCAGATATGCAGACTTTTATGCGTGAATGGCTGTCTCTCGCGCAATCGGGCACCGGTGAGCGTGGTATGTTCTACCGAGGTGCAGCACAGAAGAAGGCAGAAGAGAACGGACGGCGCGATTCGCAACATAGTTTCGGTACGAACCCTTGTAGTGAAATTATATTACGTCCATATCAGTTCTGTAACCTGTCAGAGATTATTGTGCGGGGTAGCGATACTGTTGAGTCCCTGCGTAACAAGGTTCGCATCGCCACAATCATTGGCACATGGCAGTCTA